GGGTTCAGGCCGCGCTGGGTGATGGTCAAGAAAACAAATTCAACCGGCTCGTGGGCAATACTGGATTCTGCGCGGGACACATACAATCAAGGGTTCAAGTCGCTTTACCCCGACCTGAGCAACGCAGAAGTCACCATCTACGATTTCCGAGACTTCCTGTCTAACGGGTTCAAGCTCAGAACGACAGACCAGAACAGCAACGGCAACGGCGACACCTACATCTACGCCGCGTTCGCAGAAAACCCGTTCAAGTATTCCCTAGCGAGGTAACCCATGTTCCTACTCGATTCAAAACCTATCGGCCTGGATGTGCCGTTCACCACTGCTGATGGCACTCAATTTCCGTCGAACTGGATTCGCCTGGCTAGTCCAGAAGAGCGCGCTGCCATCGGCATTACCGAAGTGGCTGACCCGGTGGCGTATGACGACCGTTTCTACTGGGGGCCTGGCGTTCCTAAGCTGTTGGATGACCGCGAGGAATCTGATGAGCAGGGCAATCCGCTGTACGTCAAGGTTCTGGGCGAGGTGGACGGCAAGCCTGCAATGGTTGACAGCACCGAGCGTCTGGTCACCAAAGGCCTGAAGTCGCAGATGGTCGCCCAGGTCAAGGCTACTGCTGGCTTTCTGCTCGCACCTACCGACTGGAAAGTGACCCGTGCTGCTGAAGGCGTCAAGGCCGTAGACGCTGACACGCTGGCCGCACGCGCTGCTATCCGCGCTGCATCGGATGCGAACGAAACGGCGATCAAGGCTTGCACGACTGTGGAGCAGCTCGCTGCATTGCAACTAACCTGGCCCAATTAAAGGGGTGAGCCATGAGCGTCGAGGTCGTTAAAGTCGCAACCACCGCGCAATACGGCGGCAGCGGCGCCGCTGTTTACTTCGGCCTAACTGCGAACGAGATTGCGGCTTTCGGCGGCCTCATCATCGCCATCATCGGCTTGGCAGTAAATATCTGGTACAAGCACCAGAACCTGAAGATTGCCAAGCAAAAGGCAGAGGATGATGCTTGACTTTGCCCTGGGCTTCGCCGTCGCGGGTTTTCTGGTTGCTTCGCTGATCGGACTGATCAAGCTCGGCATTTGGGTTTTGATGTGACATGGACCCGATCACAGCAGCGGCGACCGCATTCGCTACCGCTCAGGCTGCTGTCGCTGGAATCCAGAAGGCGATAAAGCTAGGCAAGGACATCAACCAGCTAGTCGGCGAATTCGGCAAGTTCTTCGACGCGAAGGACGTCGTCCAGAAGGCGGCTAACGACAAGGCCAAAAAAGGCCAGTCCGACACTGGCAAGGCGATGGAAATCGTCATGCAGGCCAACGCTCTGCGCGAAGCAGAGGAGCAGCTGAAGCATCAGCTCGTCTATGGCGGATACCCTGAATTATGGGAAATGATGCTCAAAGAGCGAGCAAAAATCCGCCACGCCCGCGAGAAGTCTGAAAGAGAAGCAAAGATCGCCAGGCGCAAACTGGTGGCGCAGCGTCTTCTGGCAGCTCAGATCATCGGCGGCGCCATCGCCGTCATCATCATTGGCGTGATCGTTATTTTTATCATCCGACAGGCGATGACTTAAAGGGGACAAGCATGGAATGGCTTAAACAGATTGCACCGACTATTGCGACCGCGATGGGCGGACCTTTGGCCGGCATGGCTGTGGCGGCCATCTCTAAGGCGATTGGCGTTGACGAGGAAAAGGTCGGCGACCTGATTAGCAACAACAAATTGACCGCCGACCAGATCGCTCAAGTCAAGATTGCCGAGATTGAACTTCAGAAGCAGGCTAACGAGCTGGGCCTTAACTTTGAGGCACTGGCTGTGGATGACCGCAAAAGTGCCCGCGAGATGCAGGCGACGACTCGTTCTATCGTCCCGCCTTTGCTGGCTGCATCGGTGACGGTGGGATTTTTCGCCATCCTTGGCGGCATGATGTTTGGCAAGATGTCGGTGGCTGACAACACGGCGCTGACGATGATGCTGGGTTCGCTGGGCACCGCCTGGACGGGCATCATTGCCTACTACTTCGGATCGTCTGCTGGCTCGCAGGCCAAGACCGAACTTCTCGGAGGCAAGAAGTGAAAGAGAACTTTGACCAAGCGCTGGCCGCCATCCTTCACCACGAAGGAGGCTACGTCGACCACCCTAAAGATCCAGGAGGCCGCACTAATTTAGGCTGCACCCAGCGCGTCTGGGAGGAATGGGTCGGCCATCCAGTAGATGAGAAGACCATGCGCGGTCTAACGCCTGAGCTGGTTGCGCCTCTGTATAAGGCGAAATACTGGGATCGGATCAAGGGCGACGAGCTGCCGACCGGCGTCGATTATGTTGTATTCGATGCGGCCATCAACTCCGGCCCAGGCCGAGCCGCCAAGTGGCTGCAGACAGTGGTCGGTGCTGTGCCCGACGGGGCCATTGGCGCGGGCACTCTGGCCAAGGTTGCCGCTATGCCTGCGGCCGACATTGTGGAAAAATACCAGGAAACCCGTTTGCAATTCCTTCAGAGCTTGCCGACATGGGACACTTTTGGCAAAGGCTGGGGGCGTCGCGTCGCGGAAGTTGAGAACGCAGCCGGCAAGATGCTCGCATAAAACAACATGGCTACAAACCTTAATCAGCAGATCCAGGTGCCTGCGCTGCCCGACATCGGGTCGGCGCCGCAGGCATACGACCGCGGGTTTGTAGATCAGAGCAACGGCGTACTTCGCGTATTCCAGCGCAAACTGTTGAGCGCTATTGCGGCCTTGTTTGGGCCTCGTGGCGGCCAGTACATTAATACGCCTTACGGCGCGTTTCAGGACTCCACCAACCAGACGGCCGGATCAACCGCTGTTGCGTATTTCTTTCGCTTAAACACGACGGACTTTAGCAACGGCATTTCAATCGTTTCGCGAACCGCTTCATTTACGGGCTCGATTGCTTCGACGACGCTCACCGTTTCCGCGGTTTCTGCCGGCGCGCTTTTCCCGTCAATGCAGATAACAGGAACTGGCGTAACGGCTGGAACGCGCATTGTTGCGCAGCTAACGGGTACCACCGGGGGGACTGGAACCTATACGGTTTCTGTTTCACAAACCGTTTCATCTACGGCCATGACGGGCGACCTGCCATCAAAAATTGTTGTTGCGCAGTCCGGTTTTTATAACATTCAATTCAGCGCTCAATTTGTCAATACGACAAACGACGTTCAGAAAATTGACATTTGGTTTCGCAAAAACGGCGTTGATGTTGCCAACTCAAATAGCCAGTTTGGCATCAAAGTGCGCCAGTCAGCCGGCTCGCCGAGCCACCTGATTGCCGCAATGAACTTCATCCTCGACCTTGAAGAGAACGATTATTTTGAGATGATGTGGCGGGTGTCTAACTCTGGCGTATCCCTTGAGCAGTTCCCCGCCGTAACGGCCAGCGGAAGCTCACCCGCAATTCCTGCGACTCCGTCTATCATCCTGACGGTATCATTTATGTCTAACCAATCGGCCTGACCTATGCCCTACATCAAGCTGCAGATTCCTCCGGGCGTCTACCGTAACGGCACCGAATACCAGTCGGCCGGCAGGTATTACGACGCCTCTCTTGTTCGCTGGTTTGAGAACACGATGCGCCCGGTTGGCGGGTGGCGCAAGCGTTCCGAGTCCCAGATGACAGGCTCCTGCCGCGGCTTTCTGAACTGGCGCGATAACAGCGGCAACCGTTGGATCGCTGCTGGCACGCACTCCAAGCTGTACGCGATGAACGAGGCCGGAACTTTGAAGGACATTACGCCTACTGGGTTCACCTCTGGGGCTGCTAGTGCCATCTCAAAAATCGGTTACGGCTATGGACCCTATGGCACCTACGCCTACGGCGTCGCTCGCCCCGACACCGGCTCTGTAGCGCCCGCCACCACATGGAGCCTGGACACTTGGGGCGAGTATCTGGTGGGTTGCTCCAACGCTGACGGAAAACTCTACGAGTGGCAGCTGGGCTTTGCCACGCCCACGCTGGCCGCTGCGATCACGAACGCGCCGACCAGCAATGAGGCCGTAATGACCACCTCAGAGCGGTTCGTTTTCGCTCTGGGCTCGGGTGGCAATACCCGTAAGGTCCAATGGTGCGATCAGGAAGACAACACCGTTTGGACGCCGGCAGCTGACAACCAGGCTGGAGACTTTGAGCTCACGACAGTGGGCGACCTCAAATGCGGCAAGCGCGTGCGCGGTCTTAACATCCTATTTACTGACGTGGATGTACACACCGCCACATACGTCGGTCTGCCTTACGTCTACTCGTTTGAGAAGGTGGGCTCGGCCTGCGGCGTGATTTCCTCGCAATCCGTGGCGGCTATTGAGACTGCCGCGATCTGGATGTCGCGCTCCGGCTTCTGGATGTATGACGGATACGTCAAGCCGCTTCCCTGCGACGTCTCGGATTTTGTCTTCCAGGACATCAACTATTCGCAGGCCAGCAAGATCTACGCGGTCAACAATAGCAAATACGGTGAAATCTGGTGGTTCTACCCGTCGGCGCAGTCCAACGAGAATGATTCATATGTAACTTATAACTATCGTGAAAACCATTGGTCTATTGGGGATCTATCGCGTACCGCCGGCACCGACCGCGGTGTTTTCTCCAATCCTCTGATGGTTTCCGCTGATGGATATATCTACGAGCACGAAGTGGGCTACGCCTACGATTCGGCGGTCCCGTTTGCCGAGTCCGGCCCGGTCGAGCTGGGTAACGGCGATCAGACGATGTCGGTTCGCCAGCTGATCCCTGACGAGCAGACGCTGGGCGAGGTCCAGGTTTCTTTTAAGGTGCGCCAGTATCCGATGGCGACGGAAACGACGTACGGCCCGTATACCGCATCGCAGCCTACGGATGTGCGCTTTTCCGGGCGCCAGGTGAAGGTCCGCTACACCGGATCGGTGCTGGACGACTGGCGCGTGGGTGTGCCGCGGATGGAGGCGGTTGCGGCGGGTGGCCGTTAATGGACGAGCAAGAATTCCAAAGATGTGCCAAATACCTAGAGGCGGCGTTAGAATACTCCGGAGGGACACACGGAATTGAAGATATTGCGGAGGGTGTGCGCCAAGGCCGATTCCAGTTCTGGCCGGCGCCTAACGCCGCAGCAATTACCGAGATCATTGTCTATCCGCGACTGAAAGAGCTTCATTGCTTTCTGGCCGGCGGCGACCTCGATGAACTCAAGGTTATGCGACCTTACGTCGAAACTTGGGCAAAGCGTAACGGTTGCAGCAGGTCAACGTTCTCGGGCCGTAGAGGCTGGGAACGAACCTTCATGAAGGACGAAGGCTACAGGCCACAGTGGTTTGTAGTGTACAAGGAGCTATAACGTGGCGACACGACTACCGTACTACACGGGCAACGACGATATTTATTCGCAGCTGATGCGGCAATTTGAAACCGAATTGCCCTATTACAGCGCGCCCGTTATGTCTGGCGGTGGCTACGATCCGACGCTTTACTACAGACAACTGAGCCAGGACTACGGCGCCGGATTGCTCGGTGGCGATATGTATGCAGGCGCTAATGGCGGTTTTTCTCCGACGGAATCCTTTTCTGGTAGCGGACTGCTAGGATCGTCAGGTCTCGGTGGTAGTGGCGTCTCCTCTAATGGAAGCGTTAGCACCGGCTTTGGTGGCGTTTCTTTGTCTCCCGAGGGCGTTGTTTCTCCTAATAGTTTGAGCGTTCCGGGTTCACTCGGTTTAAGTGCTATCGGTTTGGCGACTGGCTTGCCTTTGGGATTAATTGGTTTAATGGGCAATCAATCAGCCATTGCTGCGGCTCAAGGCCTGACCAGCTCGCTTTCCGACACGATGGGCGTCAATGCTCTTAGCGGACCTGCCGCAACCGCCGGCCCTTCGGGCACTGGCGGAGCCGCTGCTGCCGCTAGTGCCGCAGCCGCCGCTGCTGCCTCTGCCGCTGGATTGTCTGACGCAGCAATTGGCGCTGCCGGCCAGGCGGCTGCTGACGCTGCGATTTCTGGCGCAAGCCCATCAGAAGCTGCAGCAGCTGGTGCCGCAGCAGCAGCGGCGGCTGGAATGGCGTCCGAAGGCATTAGCGGCGATTCGGCTGCGGCTGTGGCCGACGCGTCTGCCGCAGGCACTGCAGCCGATGCTCCTGGCTCTATTGGCGGTGATGGTGGCGGTGGCGGCGGTGGTGGAAAAATTATCTGCACCAAGCTGTACGAACTTGGCAAGATGCCCCGCGAAATCTACGAGGCTGATCAAGCATTCGGCGCGATACTGGTGCAGGAAAGCCCCGAGACCTATAACGGTTACGCCTGCTGGGCGAAGCCGGTTGTTCGCTGGATGGGCCGCGACGACTGGTTTGGCAAGTTCGTAGTCTTCGCGGCGTATCACATCGCTACGCCTTGGTCGAAAGCAATGGCGCAAGAAATGGGCGTGAAGGTTGAAAGCGGATGGTTCGGTCGCTTCTTGATGAAGCAGGGACTTAAAGTTTGCCGAATCATCGGCAAGATGTAACAGGATAGGAGCGTTCAAATGTCTAGAAGCAGCGGCGGCACTCAAACCACCAGAACCGAAATCGACCCGGAAATCAAGCAGGCATACCTGCAGAACCTGCAGCAAGCGCGAGGCGTCGCCGCGACTTTGCCTGTTCGAGAATTTGCCGGATTCAATCCGCTGTATCAGGCTGGCGAGGCGCAGCTAACGAACCTCGGCCTCACGCCATTCACCGGCGAAGAGATTACCGCGTTCCAAAATCCTTACGAGCAGCAAGTTGTCCAAAATACTTTACAAGATATTGAGGACCAGCGTCGCATGGGCCAGCTGGCAGAGGCGCAGCGCGCCACGGCCGCTCGCGCCTTTGGCGGCTCCCGCCAGGGTGTGCAGCAGTCGCTGACTAACGCGGCCGCGCTGCGCCAAGCGGCCACGACGGCCGCTAACCTGCGTATGCAAGGCTACGGCCAAGCGGCGCAGCTGGCGCAGCAGGCGCGCAACATCGGCCGTCAGGGTGCGATGGACGTTATGGGTCTGGGCGGTGCTCGTCAGGCGTTCACGCAGCAGCAGCTGGATGCGCTGCGCAACATTGGCCTCGAGCGCCTTGGCATCTCTCAAGCCGGCCTGAGCCTGAACCTGCCCAATCTGGGCATGACGCAAAGCGTGCCGCTGTACCAAAATCGTGCCGCTGGCGCGCTGGGCGGCGCTTTGGGCGGTGCGCAGCTGGGACAGATGGCAGGCTTTGGTGCAGGTCCTGGCGCTGCGCTGGGCGCTCTGGCTGGTCTGCTGTAAGGGGAAATCATGGCAACGTCATTCGACTTCGGCGGCCTGCTTGGGAACACTTTCGGCGGCAACCTGTCCGCACTTGAAGATCTGCTCACGCCTGAGCAACGCGCCGCGATTCAGCAGCAGGCGGGCCTCTCGGCCGCTGCAGCTTTGCTACAGGCCGCGGGGCCGAGCACGACGCGAACCAGTCTGGGCCAGGCTCTGGGCTCTGCCTTTACGGCGGGTCAGGCGGGAATGCAAAAGGGCACTGAGTCTGCTTTGGCTCAGATGCTGACGCGCCAGAAGCTGGACGAGGCAAAGCGTGCGCGTGATCTGCAGGCAAGAATTGCCGGCGTGCTTACGGGCGAAGGCGCCCCTGTGTCTGCGCAAGGCGAGGTTACCCCTGCCGGCGCGCTCGCTGCTCCAGGCATGGCGGTTGGCCCTACTGTAGAGCGCGCAGCCATGATAGGTCAACAGGCCCAACAACCTGCCATGAGCGCCAATGCAGTTAAGGCTGCTCAATATCGCCGAGTTGCTGATGCGTATGCTGCATTCGGGAAAAGCGAGGATGCAACGCGCTTTCTTGATATGGCCGAGAAATTGGCGCCGAGTCGTCAAGAAGTGGTGGGCGATCCGATTAAAACTTCAACCGGCTATGTGCAGCGCACTAAAACTGGCGGCTTTATACAGCTGCCGAAAGAGTTTGAGCCGGCATCTAAACCGACTGGCGAGCCACAAGTTGTTACGGAGCAGGCCAGCGGGAAGCAAGTTCTTGTGCAGCGTTATGACGATGGCACCTATAAAACGGTCGAGCAGTTTGGGCCGCCCCGTAAGATTGAGCGCGTTGATTTTGGCGGCGGCGTTCAGTTTGTTGACATGAATGCAGTTCGTCCTGGAACAACTATCGGAAAAACCTTGGCGCCTCAAGTTGTCGGCGGTGCAGAAACCGGCTATTACGTTCTCGGTGGTGGCCGTGGCGGAATGGGCGCACCTGCTGCCCCCGCTGCCGGTCGCGCTCCTGCAGCTGGCGGCGTTGCCCCGGCTGCTCCAGCTGGTGGCGTGGCACCGGCCGCACCTGCTGCAGCTACTACTGCGCCCGCGGCGGCTGGGCCAGCAACGGAAGGTCTGCAGCCGGTCATTCCGGGCACGGGTAAAGAGTTCGAAAATTCCAAGGCTCTTCGCGCTGAGTTCACGAAGGCAGCGCAGCCATTTGTGGATCTGTCGCAAGCATTCCAGAAGATTGAAAACGCCGCGAAAAATCCTAGCGGTGCCGGCGATATTTCGCTGATTTATGGCTATATGAAGATCCTTGATCCGGGTTCTGTTGTCCGCGAAGGCGAATTCGCAACGGCGGCGAACGCTGGCGGCATTCCTGATTCCGTGAAGAGCATTTACAACAAAGCAATTCAAGGTCAGCGTCTGTCGGAGAATGTGCGCAACGACTTCCTCGGACAAGCCAGAAACCTGATCGAATCGCAGCGTGTTCTTTCTAATGACTTGGTAGAGCGCTATAAGGGTCTGGCAACGCAATACAAACTGCAGCCCGATCAAGTGACATTCGACCCATTCAAGCGAATTAAAAAGCCTGAAGAACTTATTCAAGGCGTTACGCCGCCCGCAGCTCCTGCAGCAGCTGCTGCTCGGCCTACGGCCAGCTCTCCTCGCCGCTTCTGGGAAGACTTTAATTTGATTCCCCGCCCCCAATAAGGATCGCCATGACGAATATTGAGCGCATTCAAGAAAACGTGCGGCGCCTGCAGGCGCAAGGCCAAGGTGGCGACACCATTACGCAATACCTCAAGAGCGAAGGCTATACGCCGACGCGCTACGAGCAGGCCGTAAATCGCGTCTCTAAACTGGCCGGTCCCCCTGTTGAGGCTGGCTTTGGCCGTTTGCTTATGCAAGGCGCGTCGTTCAACACTTCAGATGAGGCAGAGGCTGCACTGCGCGCTGGCGCCGTTTCCGGCCCGAGATATGAACAGGAACTGGCGCGTGTGCGCGAGGGCATCAAGCAATACGAAGAGGCTTACCCTGTCCGCGCATTTGTCGGTGAGGCTGTTGGCAGTCTTGTGCCTACCGTTGCCGGACTTATCGCCGCCCCGTTTACTGGCGGCACCTCTGCGGCCGTCACTGGCGCGCGCGTCGGTCAGCAAGCCGCCAAGATCCCCGGACTGCTGTCGCAGGTCAAGCGCGGCACAGTCTCTGGCGGTACTACTGGCGTTCTTTCCGGTGTTGGCGGTGCTGAAGGCGGTTTAGAGAGCCGCGTTTTGGGCGGCGTTGTCGGCGGCTTAACTGGCGGCACACTGGGCGCTGCGACTCCTGTTGCCACTAATGTGCTAGGCATCGGCGCTCGTAAGGTCGGCGAAACCGTCGGTGTTGTCAAACCGCAAGACGCAACGCAAAAGGCTCAGGAAATTTTGGCTCGCAAGATTGCGCAAGAAGGTCTGACGCCTGAGCAACTCGCAGCGCGCCAGGCCGAAACAGTGCGCACTCTTGGCGCCCGTGATGAGACGCTGGCCGACATTGGTGGCGAAGCTGTTCGTCGTCTTGCCCGCGGCGCGATGGCGATCCCGCAAGCCGCTGAGACTGACGCTCGCCAGATGCTGACCGAGCGCGCAGTCGCCGCTGGTCCGCGAATCATCAAGGACATTACGGACCTCACGGCCGTCGGCGCACGCGATCTGGATGAGGTTGCAAGCGACATCATCACCCGTCGATCTAATCTGGCAACGCCGTTCTATGAGCAGGCCCGCGCTGCGGGTCAGGTCGAATCGTTTGCTATCGACAATCTGCTGAGAAAGTCGAAGGACATCCAGCAAGCGATTTCTAACGCTCGCCGCCTGCCTCAGTACGCAGACCTGCCTGACAACGACATGAATATGCTAGATAAAGCATATAAGTACGTTGGCGATCTGGCGGATATGGCAAAACAATCTGGCGAAAAAGAGCGCTTCCGTGACTTGGACGCGTTGCGCACGCAACTGCGCGCCGCGATTACCGACAAGGTTCCCGTTTACGGTAAGGCACTGGATACATTCTCGGGCGAGTCTGCACTGCTTGATGCGCTGAATTCTGGCCGTGAGAAGTTCCTGCGTAAATCGCCGGCAGAGATCCAGCGCGAAATCGCATCCCTTAAGGATGAAGGCCAACAGCAGATGTATCGCCTGGGTGCGATCCAGACCCTGCGCGATGAGATTTACGGGATGCGCGAAACCGCTGATGTGGCGAGCAAGTTCCTAAACGACCGCAACATGAAGGATCGCTTTAAGCAGATCTTTAATTCGACGGGCGAATATGAGGCGTTCATTAAGAACCTGCAGCGCGAGCAGTCTATGGCTCGCACTCGCGGCATGATCGAAGGCGGCTCTCCTACCGCCAGGATCGGTCAAGAGATTGCGGAAATCCAGGGCCCTGCACCGTCTGAGATCATCTCTGCCGGCGCTCAAATGGCTCGCGGTGACATTCTTGGCGGTGGTACAAACTTGCTGCGCCAGCTGGTGCCGCGGATGCAGGGACTCGATGAGAACGTCGCCGAGCAGATTACTCGCAGCGTGCTGGACCCGAGTTTCGCCCGCCAGCAAGAGACGCTTATTGGCCTGACGCCAGTGCTCGATGAGCTACGGCGCCGGGCCCTGCAGCAGCAGGTGCGCGCAACGGGATACTCTGCCACCGCGGGAACCGCTGTTCCGGGACTTCTAGGCGACTAACCTCCATGCCTAACAAACCAAACGAGCAGCAGGCCAAGCAGTTCGACGAATTTGTTAGGCACTGGCAGCAGCTCCTTAATTTGCAGGACTGGCGCATCGAGAAGGGAATCAAGTCCGCTCGAGGCGCTATGGCGTCGGTGGAATGCGACAGCCCTGCTCGCCTGGCGATTTATCGTTTGGGCGACTTTGGCGCGGAGGCCATAACTGACTCATCTCTGTCACACACCGCACTTCATGAAGTGCTACATATCTTCCTTTACGAGCTGATTGCTGCAGCGCAGGATCAGAAAGCCACGCCGGAGCAACTCGAGAGCGCCGAGCATCGCGTGATTAATGTTCTCGAGCGCGTATTAGGGTCAGCGCATGGCAAACAAAACTGTTAGCGATGAGGAGTTCATTGAGATGTGGCGAACGCTGAAGTCAGCCGCCACGATCTCCCATAAGCTGAACATACAAGAGCGTGCCGTCCACTCTCGTCGCCGTCGCATTGAAAATAAGTACGCGATCAAGCTGGTGGCCAAAGACTTCAGGACAGAGCTGTGGACGCACCGCCAGACGGCGCATGAGCACTCGGCCCGCCATCATCTCGGGATTGAGAACGGCACGATCATCGTCTTTTCTGACGCGCACTTCTGGCCTGGTATTCGCACCACTGCATTTAAAGGACTTTTGTGGGCAATTAAGGAGCTCAAACCCAAGGCTGTAATAAATAATGGTGACGCTTTTGACGGAGCCGCGATCAGTAGATTCCCCAGGGTGGGGTGGGATTCAAAGCCCAGCGTCGTGCAGGAACTCAAGGCTTGCGAGATGTACCTTGGCGAGATCGACGACGAGGCGAAGAAGGCGTATAGCAAGGTAAAACTGATCTGGGCGCTGGGCAACCACGACGCTCGCTTTGAGAACCGCCTAGCCAACACTGTGCCCGAGTTCATGGCCGTCGGCGGGTTCAAGTTGAAGGACCATTTTCCGGCTTGGATTCCCTGCTGGAGCTGCTGGCCGACCGAGGATGTCGTAGTCAAGCACCGAATGAGGGGTGGCATCCACGCCACCCATAACAACACGGTTAGCAGCGGAAAGACCATCGTGACGGGGCACCTGCACTCGCTAAAGGTGACGCCGTTCTCCGACTACAACGGCGAGCGCTTCGGGGTCGACACTGGAACCCTAGCAGACGCTAACGGCCCGCAGTTCGTGGATTACCTCGAGGACAATCCGACGAACTGGCGTTCCGGATTTGCCGTGCTCACATTCCATAATGGCCGGCTCCTGTGGCCCGAACTCGTCCACGCTCTAGCACCAGGTGCTATACAGTTTCGCGGCCAAGTCATCGACGTAAGCAAGCTGTGAGCGCGTGGCTGATCATTGCAACCGGGCTGGCATACGCCTACGTCGCGGTCGAGCAGTTCTTCAAAGGCAACCCGCAGATGACGGTGGTCTACGCAGGATATGCGTTTTCCAACGTCGGGCTTTACATGATGGCCCGTTAACGCGCCCGACGCGCAATCAGATCCAGCACCTCGCGGTCGCCAGACTGCTCCGCGGTAGGAGCAAACAGAGCGCGATTTCTCTCCACCGCGCCCACGCGGGGCTCGCATAGGTAGTACACCGCCAGAGACTTGCGGTACTGCCCCGGCGGGCAGGTGATCGGCTCGGGCAATCCGTGCCAAGCGTTCGTGGTGTCGAAGATCACGGCGCGGTTAAAGATCGGCGCGATGGACTTAACGAGCCGCCCAGGCTTGCCGCCATCGTCGGACCACAGGCCCAGCGCGCCACCCCACGTCTGATCCCAATCAGGATTGAGATACACGATCAAGTTCAGCCGGCGCTCGAGGCCGAGCTTGGGGTGGATGCTGTAGTCCAGATGCGTATTGAGTTTTCCGCCGGCGCCGTGGATGTGCATCCCGCCGCCGTGAAGGCCGTGATCTGGGTAGAGTTTGCAGTGGGTTAGGCGCTCAAAGATCCGATAGCACTCTGGCGAGTTGATGTCAGTAAAGAACTGATACAAATTTGGTGCAAAAAAGTGCCAATTATTTAGTGTCTTTTTCACCTCAATGGCGTTGTCGTAACTGTGCCAGGCGCTGCTGTCGTAAGGCGGGAATTCGCCGGCGAGTTTGTGCGCTAGTTCGTCGTCGAAGAAGTTGTCCAGCACCAGGTGCGGGAACGGGTCGAGGCTTTCCCAATGGTTAGCGTTTGTCATTGCTTTACACCGTAGGCGGCGATCAGGACGGCGTCGCTGCGGCCGTCATCTTTGACGCGAGAGAACATATCGGCGTGCTCGGGGAACAGCTGGGCGGCGCGATAGCGAGAGCCATCCTTTCCCTGCGGCACGTCCAGCGCCTTCTGCCAAGTGCGCGGCGGGATCGTCGTGGTGGGAACCTCGCAGGCAGCCAGTATCCCAAGGACTACACCCAGGCTCTGGCCCATGCTAAACATCGACGTGACGCCCTGGCCGGGCATGGCGTTTAGGCGCTCGAGGTAGGCGGCGTCTGCTTTGGCGCCGCGAATAATGAGGGACAGAGCCTGCGCATTGACCATGCGCTTAGTTTTGTTGTTGCGCTCCAGCGTCACAGTGGGCATATCGTGGATCTCGTGCAGGTCGCCGTCCACGATCAGCGCGATGGCGCCGTTTAGGCCGACGTCAATGCCTAGAACTCTCACGCCTTGGAGGCCACCGAATCGACGGCCTCTGAGAGCGTTTTAAGGCGCGCGGCTATGAGGGCATCAACCGACTGCTCTAAGCGCTTTACGGACCCGTAGAGGGGCTCCGTGACGCCGTTAGACCAGCGGCTGACCTGCGCCTGGTCGATCTCCGCCACCCGGCAGACGTCGCTCATGCGAAACCCTGCCGATTCGGCTTTGCCCTTGATGTCAGAAATTGCTTGTTGCGCCGCTGTAGTCATGCATAAAATTCTAAGCTGTTGATGACTAGGCGGTCAAAAAGAGGGGCGAGGTGTGACCCCCGCCCCGAAGGATGGCAACTGCGGGGAGACACCGCAGCGGGGCGCGGGTAACTGATAACCACGCCCGGAGCTGATTCTAGACGGGTAATAGTTGACTGAACTGTAGGGGAGTTGACGATTTCTACAATTGCCCGATAATCAGGCCGTCAACAACGCAAACGGAGCAAACGACTATGAAGCACATTCAACGCGAATCAGACAAGGCCAAGGCAGCCGCCGCCGCCAATCGCCTGATCTTTCTTGGTTACAACGTCATCTCTAGCGGCTACGGCAACGTGATGGTGAATGTTGGAACCGATTCGCATCGCATCATCAGCGTCAATCACGCAGATGTTGATGCATTCATCGCGCAATATCCCGCTTAAATCAGGAGACCACAAAATGCAAACCACCAAACGCTACGCCAGAACCCTTGAAGAAGCCTTTGGCCCCGGCCACCGAGGCGGCATCTACGAAAAACCCAGCGAGTTCGGTCTGGTCGACAAGGTCATCACCGGCCTGTGCGGTGTGATCCTCTTTGGCCTTCTGCTGGCAATCGTCGGGGGGTGGCTGTGACTGAGCGAATTACTGGAGGCCCCGCGTTTCCTTGGTGTGGCGATCTGAACGACTGCCCCACCATCAACCTTGGCATGACCCTGCGCGACTACTTCGCGGCCAAGGCGATGCTTGGACTTCTTAACTCAACCCGGATCAGTCAACCTGATTGGATTGCCAAAGATGCCTACGAGATGGCCGACGCCATGCTTAAAGAAAGGAACAAATGATGCACGACAAGCTAAACGCCGAGATCGACAAGATCGTCGCGGGGATGGCGCCGCCTCAGAACTCCATTGGGATGCTCTCCACCGATGACGTCGTGCGCATGGTTCGCAAGGCCGCGACGCAAGGCGCAATGGCCGGCTGGGTGGCCGGCGAGAGAACGGCGCGCTCGCACTGGGGCCGCGAGATAGATGCGCTCAGGGAGCGGATCAAGCAGCTGGAGATGGATCAGATTGCGGGGGCGAGATGAGAGTTGACCTATCAGCACGAAATTCAAAATTTGAAAGAAATGATGCTGCGTCGGCACTCCGTAAGCTGTGTGTAGTTGAGGATAGGGACTGTGAAGACGTCTTAGTCACTCTTAGGTGGTTTGAAGCCTTCATACGGAACAAGGCGGGTAATGATCGGATCGCTCTTGATTGTATCGAAAGTTTGCGAAGGTTTATCAGGCGGCACCGCGCCATTGAGCGCGCCCACGGGATCGGGGGTCAGCAATGATCCTCGTCTTCACCCTGCTAATCCTGTGCGTCTGCGCGCTCATCGCAATCCCGCTAGTGCTGGACTCTGATCTGCGCCAAAACGTGGCATTCTGGGGCGCTGTATTCGCTGCGCTTGCAGCTCCTTATCTCATCATGGAAACCATTAAATGAGCGGAAAGCGAGGCCACCGCATCGCGCAAGTGCGAAGCATCCTGCGCCTGGCGGAAGACGGCATGACGGTCAGCCAGCTGTCGCACCGCACCGAACTCGACAGGCCGCACCTATCGCGGATCTTGAACAAGATGCCCGACGCCTACATCGACCGCTGGATCAAGCACACGCGCACCTACGAGGCGGTCTGGGCCGTCGTGGTTCCGCCGGACAACTGCCCTAAACCTAATGTCAAAAACTGAAAGAAGAACATGGAACGACTGAACCACGAAGAAGTGCTGAACCTGCTAAAGGACACGCTGATTTTCAAGAACACGCCGGACAAGATGCGACCGATGCTGATGGTGAGCGTCATGGATCTATCCGATGAGATCCAGGACGAGCTTGAGCGCCGTAACGCGCAGACGCAGGAGGCGTAAGTGCAGGACACGGAACGCCAAACCATGCGCGAGCACATCGTTTTCTTGGGCACGCAGCTGGAGAACGAGCGCCATCGCTCAAAAGAGAAAAGCGATTTCCTGCGCCGGCTGCTGCACCCCGAGGACCTGGGTCACGCCGTGACGCCAGAAGTTCGGAAATTGGCCTACGCAATCATCAATAACGAATTTAACGAACAGCGCGATCGGGAGAACAAGAAGTGACGCCTCTACAGGAATTTGTAAAGAACCGCTGCGTGATGCACGAGGGCTGCTGGGAATGGTCTGGTGCCGTCCAGCCGCACGGCAACACGCCGACGATGCGCCATAACGGACGCGTGGCTGGCGTGCGGCGTTTCCTCGCAATCGACATGGGTAAAGAGGTCAAGGGCAAGGTCGTCACGCACAAATGCGGCAATCCTGCTTGCGTGAACCCGGAGCACTTGGCGGTGATTACCCGCGGCAAGCTGCAAAAACGCATCGCCGGCGAGCGCAGCTACAAGACGAACCCGCTGCGCCAGAAGAAGATCGCGGACAAGGCGCGCGAGAACTCAAAGCTGAATCTGAGCATCGTCGAGCAGATCCGCGCCGCGGACGGCTCGCAGCGCAAGATCGCCGCAGAGTACGGAATCACGCAGGCCACCGTGAGCTGCATCAAAAGCGGACGCACCTGGCGCGATTACAGCAATCCTTTCTCGGCCATCGTGGGGGCGTTGACAAGATGAGCGATCCATTCAAGATAGACAGCCCGACCTGTATATCCTTCAGCGGTGGACGCACAAGCGCCTATATGCTGTGGCGGGTTTTGCAGGCCAATAGCGGGTTGCCAGATGAGGCGGTTGTTTGCTTTGCCAACACTGGCAAGGAAGACGAGGCCACGCTGCAATTCGTGCATGACTGTGGCGAGCGGTGGGGTGTGCCTATCAATTGGTTGGAATACCAGCAAGACGAGCCGCGCTATCGTGTGGTCAATTTTCATAGCGCAAGCCGAAACGGTGAGCCGTTTGAGGCAATCATCAAAAAGCGCAACTTCCTGCCAAATCCGGTGGCTCGCTTCTGCACCGTGGAACTGAAGATCCAGCCGGAGCTTAAGTTTTTAAAGTCGCTTGGCTGGGATGGATGGGACAACTTTGTTGGAATCCGAGCGGATGAGCCTCGGCGCGTAGCGAAGATCCGTGCTAATCCAAGCGGCGGAAAGTCTGGCCCCGAGCGGTTGATGCCTCTCGCAGAAGCTGGCATAACCAAAGATGAAGTCGGCGCTTTCTGGCGTGAGTCGGATTTCGACTTAGGTCTTCCAAACC